TTTCTAGGTTGCTGGAATAATCTTCAATACCTTTGACTTGCTTTCGTAGGTTCTCTAGGAATCCTGCAAAACCATAGTCACCATCTTCCAACGCTTTGTTGAAATCCAATGCCCCTAAAACAGCATCAGAAACGCTTGTGGCAAAGTCTGCAAATTCAGCTTTGGCATCTTCCAACTTGTCTTTGGCTGTGTCCACTGCATCAGAAAGTTTTTCTTTCAACGCGGCAGCAAACGATTCAACTTCTTTCTTTGCGCCTGAAATGGCTGGCGGTGTCTCTTGAAATTTTTTGTTAAAGATTCCAGCGGAATCAGCCATGCGCATTTGCTGTTGGGCAGATAAACCCATTGCCTGGTTATATGCACCTGTTTCTTCTTTGGCATCAAAGAAACCTGATCCAATAAGTTTAATTCCGTTAATTAAAAAACTAACGCTGTTTGTTGCGCTTTCAACAATCTTTCTGAACAAACCAATTTTTTTCATGGCGTCATCGGATGGTGTTGGTATCTTTCCAAATGCGGTGGCAATGTCCACAAGGCCGTTTGCAAAGTCGGTCATTGCTGGAAGCATTTGTTGACCCAGTTGGATCTGAAAGTTTTTCATTAACGCGCTAAGTGTCCGTTGGCTGTTTGCTGCACCATCGGCTGTACGCGCAAAGTCTCCTTGTGCGTCACTTGTTTGTTTATAGATAGCAGATTGGGCGGCCAAAATCTTTTGTTGGGCCGTTAATGTTCCGCTTCCTTTGTAGATGCCAAGTCTCATTGCTTCGGCTTTTAAGGTGGCATCGTCTAGCAAAACGCCGTAGCGGCGCAAGGGTTCGGCTTCTCCACGCAAAGCGGCCCCGATAGCCAACACTGCTTCTTCAGGGGTGGTGTTGTTGAACGATGCCAGGTCGGTTGAAAGTGCTACAAAATCGGTTGTGAATAGTGCTAAATCTTCGCCTGCTAAACCTGCGGCTTTACCAAATGTGCCAAATGTGCCAGCGGCACTTAACACATCCTGTTGGGATTGACCCAACGAAACAGCGGCATCCTTAGCAAAATCCTTAACACTCTTGGAAGCGCGCCCAAAAATGACATTGACTTTGGAAGTAGATTCTTCAAAGTCTGAAGCGGCTCTGATGGCTGGGGCAATAACTGAAGTGAATGTGCCAATAGCGGCGGCCGCTGGAAGGATCGCCTTTTGCAACAAAAACATTGATTTGGAACCTGCGCCCTCTAAAGATGCAAATTCGGCTTTGGCAGCGGCTACGCCTTTCGGATTAAATTCCGAAATGATTGGAATTCTAATTGCCATCAGTTATCAATTTTCTGTTTGTTTCGTCCATTACATCGCTAACTAAGTCAAGCACGGCCAACTGAACTTCTGCGGCATTTCCTTCATACGCTGGCCACATGACGCGTGAAGCGTTACCTGCACCACTGGCCACAAGGTTTTGAACAAAAGTGGAATCTTTGTTTGTGCGTCCAGCCATGTCGTAGATGGAACCCCACCCTGTTTTCTGCACAATGAAGAATGCGCCGACATCATCGCTTTTGCCTCTGCGTGTGTCAATCTTGGCAACCACGCCCTTTGCCACCAAACCGCCGTCCCAGCCCCCCAGGCGCGTGTGCGGCCGTGCCATGCCTGAAAGTGGCGGTGACTTAGGAAAGGCCGCTTTGGCTTGTTTCAAGACAGGCTTCACAATGTCTTTATAGCGTTTGGTGTATTGACGCCGCAGCCGTGGATTGATTTTGTTTAGTTCTTTTAAAGCAGCCTTGACGCCATAAACCTTGATAGTTGCTTGTGTCATCGTTGCCGCCTTTCCTTCGCCTGTTCATTAAGAACACTAATGACTGTTTGAAGGTCGCGTGTATCAAATTCTATGTGCGGCGGAAACCACCCTACTGAAACTAGAAGTTCTGCTAGTTGCCTTCGGTAGGTTCCGCGCCCGTAGGGTTTGGGTTTGTCATGTCCACCGCTTCAATCTCCATGTCAGGGTTGGCTTCCAACCACAACTTTGGTGAAGCACCAAGTTTGGATTTGTAACTGGTTGTTTTCAACATGAAGTGAGCCCAAAAAACCATGTCCATGACACCGATTCCGCGGCCATCAGACACCTTGCGATTCTCTTGCTTTTCCCACTCTGCAATGCAAAGCAGGTTTGTTGTGACAATGATTGGTTCATCCCCTGGTGTGGGGGTAACTTTTAATTTCAGTTTCACTTTGTCTCCTTGTGTCGGGCCAAGTGATGGCCGTGATCAACTAACGCTTAGCGCGCCACCCGTGAAGGTCAAATCCACGGTGCTTAGTTCTCCAAGCGCGCCATTGATAACTGGCATTGATTCCAGGTAGCAATTGGCGAGGGTGAATACTTTTGTGACTGCGCCTTCAATAACGGTTGCAACGATCGTTGTTTGTGTGCCAACGATGGATGCAAGTGTTTGGTAAGTCTCACTTGCTGCATATGATTGAAAAAGTGTCATGGTGCATTCGTTGTTGTACAAGCCGCCTGTGTATGTGCGGCCTGTGTCTGCAAGCGTTGTTTTGTCCAAGGCTTCGCGAAGTTGTGTGAACACAATTCCTGTGCATTGGTCAACCAGTGAAACAGCGTTCACGGTCAAAGCTGAGAGATTGGAAAGATAAGTTGAAGTGGCCATTTTTACTCCTTAGGTGTTTTCTTGATAGTAGATGATTTTTTAGGTGTGTCGGTGGATTCAGGCTCATAAGCAATAAAACCGCCGTCAATCAAAGCCTGGACATTGACGCCTTCGGATGGTTCAAAGTAGTCGCCTACCTTGCCAACCTTGCTAGACATAATCATTAACTTCATAATGAACTCGCTTCCATGTTGACAATAACTTCATAACAAGGGTACAACGCGCCGCCAATCTCTATGGATGTAGGGCGGCCTTCGGTGATTGCCACATTGGCCCCTAACATTTGGGCGGTCATGTTTAACAATTTGCGTTGTGCGTCTAGGTTAAAAGGCCCAGGAACAATCAGTTGAACAGGGAAGGTCAATTGAATGCGCTTGTTTTTCATTAGCGGTGTCGTGAAGGTGGGGGCGTTAATGAATGCGCAAGCACCCTGAATGTTCCTGGGGTCGGTCACAATTGGGATGGCTGGGGTAATGGTGTTCAAAGTGGTGGCGAGACTGTCCAACGCTTTGTTTAAAAGGTCGGTATAGGCGGTGGGCATTAGGCAACCTGGGGGCGTTCAATGCCAAGCAACTGTTTGACCATGCCTGACAACGCCATTGGGGGTTGGCTTCCCATTTCGTTAAATGATGCGAAAGCATCCACTGAACCGCGTTGGCGGTAGAGCGCGCCGCCATACATAACAGTGCCTAGTTTGACATCCTGTGAAGGGACAGTGGTCAGCGAATCAAAATAGCCGCTTTCCTGTCTCCTGCGATATGCAAACTGGTTGGCTGCGGCCGCTGCAATCGTCAAGAAGGATTGATCTGCGGCTGTTGCTGTGGCGACATATAACCAATCGGCTATGTCGTTTGCGCTGATCCAGGTGCATACAGGCGCGTAGGTGACGGTTCCTGTTGCCGCGCCGCGTTGAACATCGCTTCCAGTGCAAGCAAAAAGAACTTGGTTTGGAATCGGTGTGAATGGATCAAAATTCAAATCACCTTCGCTGTCCGTGCCAATGAAAAGATATTCGGGGCAGGCGTAAACAGTGAAGGTCCCATTGAATGGCGCGCCAACTGCGGCCACTGTGATTGATGTGCCGACTTCAATTTCTGTGGGGGTCAGTAATTGAAGTACGGCGTAGTTATCAATCAGTTGTTTATGGGTGACGGTGTAAGTAGCCATGGCGGTAAAGCCGCCTTTCTACTAAGCGACAGTGATTGCTTGAACGAACTGGCTTCCTGCAACCGCTGTTGGGTTTTGGGCATCCTGAACGAATGTTGCAAAGTAGCCGTAGTAGGAGAAGGTGCGAGCCAAAAGGTCAGGCACTTCAACGCTACGCATTCCCTGTTGTGCTTCGTAGAATTCTACGGCTGGGGCGTGAACCACAAGCATGGTTCCTGCGGCGGCGTTTCCGTCAACCACAATTTCCAAACCAAGTGGGTTCATTCCCGACCATGAAGCGGCCGATCCTGCACCAAGAGTGTTCTGACCGATAAGGCCAGGTGCGCCGATTGCTGGGAACACTGGACGATTTACATCGTCAACCTGCGAACCTAGTTTG